ATTTCCCCCTGCACCGAGTCCATCACTTTGTACACCACTAAAAGTAACAAAATCTCCATTTACAGCACCATGAGAACTGTCTGTAACAGTAACAGTAGAAGACCCATTAGTTGCCGCAAAAGTGATGCTGTTGGTGGATGTTTTTCGTTCAGGCGTGACATCGTTATAGCCACCACCCGCTTCAATGTAATATTTATAGGTTGTTCCAAACCCGAAATACCGATCCCCTCCTAATGAAATCCAGCTGTGCAGAGCCCTTGCGATTCCGTAGAAAGCAGTTGCACTCAACTTTTTCCAGCCACCGATTTTTTCTGGAAGGCTTTTTCGGAAGCGAATAAAGTTGCTATCGACCCACCCGCCCTTGTTGGCGTAGTCGGTTTCTTCTTTATTAACGCCCGCCTTAAAATTGAAAGCAGCTAACGGCATTTTCTTGAAACGTCAGGCTAATCTTATAATTCCGGCACTGGCCGAAGCTGCGGGAAAAACCACAACAAAATCGCCAGCCGTGGCAGTTTTATCCGCTCCGAAATCAATCACACAGACAGCCTTGTTGCTGTTTGTTGAGTTGTACAACATGCAGGATCTGGCCGTGACGGTGACATTTGAAAATGTTAAATCGGAAAAGTCCGCAACCGCTGTGGATCCGTCTAAAGCTGGAGTTTGATTTGTTAATGTCGAGCCTCCACTGGAATAATTCGTCCCAGACGCTTCTTGGTTGGTGGAGAAGGCCGTCGTTCCCGCCCCCATGGTTGCTGAACTGGTATATAACGCCAGCTTTATAGCATCCGAACCATTGGTCAGATTGTGTCCCTCCACCAGTATCTCTTGCTTGAATGAGTTGCAAATTGCAGAAGTAGTAGCCATAGTCATAACTCCTCGATAATTTTTGCCATTTCTTCATGCCCCTGTTGTGTGAGCAAATTCATAATTGTCACTTTATCACTAGATGTTGATTCACGGATACTATCCAAAATCACCCGGTAGATATAATGCTTGAATGCCAGTGCCTGCTGGCGAACATGATCGGGTGCACTTTCGGAAATACCACAGATCTTGTCAGTGGCAACCTGCGCCCAGAATTCTGGGGGCTGACCACGATTTGTCGTGGTAGCCACTTGAATATTGCCAAGTTGAAGGAAACCGTCGCTCATGACTGTTTCGGCAGAGACCTGTTGGCGTGTCTCGATAAAACCTTGCGGTTACTGGAAGATCGGTTGGCAGGATTCCCATCGTTATGATGAACCTCCCGACCATCCCCTTTCTCCACCAACCCACTCATTTCTGCCTGCCGCCTAGACCAGTTTCTGTGGGCACGCCTTCTTTTTTGCTCAGGCTTGCTATGATAATTTGCATATTCTTTCTTATAATCCCGTGCCATTTTTATCCCTTGTAAGGCTCTGGCGGCAGGATTTCCTCCATCATCTCAACGTTATGTTCTGCAAGCACCGCATTCAGCTTGCTGTGCGGGGCAATGATCCAGTGACCGTTATGGGGAACCGCCACATTAGGGTCGTTCAACCGATGGTAGCCATATAACCTTTCTTTCGCGCTCACGTTGCTATCCAGAATGGCAGACCTCGGGCTTGCCGCAACGGTGATGCCCTTCTCCATGCACTTGCACAACCAGAATTCCACGCAAGCCCTGCCAGCTTCTGCAAAATGCAGGTTGTGCTGATAACTGAAATCGATACCGAAAAGGTCAATCTGGCTAACCTCTGACCAGTAAGCGAAAGCTATTGCGTAAGCCACTGTATTGTTGAAATAGGCACATTTACTGTAATTTGCGACATCCTCAAGAGGATATTCTATAGCGGCAGGAACTCTTTCATCCAGTTCGCAGGTGTAAATCGGAAGCGTCAATTCGGGCAAAATTTTCCGCATCACTTCGGTGGTTTTACCTGCATCATCGCCTTCAAAAAAACGGCTGGCTGGATCCAGCATAAACATGCGGTCGCATTTGAAGGCTGCAACCACTGCATTGATGCCCCAGATCTCATCCCAAGTTTTTGAATTTTCAATCGAAAGAACAAAATCGATCTGGCTAATTCCCAGCCCAACGATTGCAACATGCTTGTCTTTCAGTTCCTTGATTTTTTCCATCTAAGAGATTCCTGTTCGTAAAATGTCGTACCTGAATTCATCGCGTGTTTCGCGCCCTTCTGAAAGATTCTTCATCCTTGCAATCGCTTCCTTGAAGCGTGCTTCAAAATTCCCGACCACATCTGGAGCTTCTTTCAGGAAAACCGCACCTTCAACAAGACTGCCGTACAGCAGTGCGTCTGGATGGTCGGTTGACAAAATGGTGGTACCGCTATCGCTGCCAGCTGTCAGTGACGCTGGTTTGTAAAGGTAATGCAATTCTACCGTGTACGCACTGTCTGGGATTGGTGCCAGTTCAAAAGCAGTGTCATCAAAAAGGGAATAATATTTTGGTCTGCCAGTCGTACTGGTGACTGGCGAATATTCCTTGATGAAACTGGGATGTTTGAAATCAAGGTAATAATAGGTACTGCTGTCTAGCACGGCTAATGAAAAGGGTGCATAGAAATCACTGGGGGTTCCCAGAAAACGATCGCTGACAGTCGTTGTTCCCTGCACATTTTTTCTTTGCTGGGGAAGCTGAACCATTTTGAATATACGGCTTTCTGACTCCTTGATGAATCTGGGAAGCTGGTCGGTAAAAGTGGTTTCGGAGCATTCAAGGTAATCCTGAACTGCCGTTTTAAGGGTTGCCAGAGTAAAGCTCATGAGATTGTGACCGTTAGAGAACCAACGCTGGCTTCAATTTCAAAGGTATCCAGAACTGTTCCCAATTTTCCATCTCCAACATTCGTATATACGATAAACCCGTTGTTGTCTTCATCCGAGTCAGGTCGCGCATCCCGCAACGCTTCTGGATCCACGACAGACGGGGTTGGCATCAACTGCGGATGTTTTGGATCGAACTGGTCTGGGCCGACCAGCAAACCATTCCAAGTTTTTTTCATCTCGTTCAATTTGTACCTGAATCCCGTGATGTCGCAGATTCCGTAAGCGAATTTTCCTGATGCGAAAGCCATTATGGAATACTGTAATTTCTGAGGTCTGGGGCAATCCTGAACGAACCCCTTTCTTCATCCTGAGACATGGCACGAGTAAATTCTTCTTCATACAACGCTTTCAGCATCTGGGTGCGTTCTGGAGATTTCTTCAGGGAAAGATAATAGGCTAATCCTGCGGAAAGACACGGATAAAACCTGAACGGCATTTCCAATGTATTCGTGGCGACATCAGCGTCATCCATTCTCGTCAACACGTTCATGTATACAGTGTAAGTGCTGGATTTGTTGGGAACGGGCCATACCGTAATGGTTGGAGTGGTCAATTTATCGATGAAAAACTGGTTGGGCTTGCCCGTGGTGCCTTTCGTCGATAAATTGGAATATTCCGAACGGCTCAGGCGACTCATGGTCAGATCCACATCGTCACTGCCGATCGTTTCGCGCACAAACACATCCAGTACATCGATAGGTGCTGTCGCGTTGGTGCTATCAATATTATAGGTTGGGTCATCCTTGACCATGGCTACACTTTTCTGCGCCACAGTCCACTGATTCAGTCCACGGTTTGCCCAGTCAGCCAGCATCAGGTTGAGGCTGCGTGTAGCGGTTTTCAGGTCATACCCAGTTCGCAACTCCAAGCCACAACGCTCAAAAGCCTCCTCGATGTACTCAGCCACATCCGGTTCAAAATTTTTGCTGCTGCTGGTTGCCATTAGCCGTGTCTCAATCCACCGATTCCATTCCCATTGTACCTTCCTTGTGCGGGAGAGGAAATTGCCGCAAGAATCCTTTCATTCATCGGAAGACTGCCTCTCTGCATCACTCCTTTCCTGTCTACTCCTGCAACCCCAGCCAAAGCTGCATCAAAAAGTGCATCTTCGGCTACTGAAGTCGGTTTCCTTGCTTCTTCTGCACTGAGCAGCGCATCCTTCAACTCCTGCCTTTTGAGCCGACGTTCCATTGCAGCTTCAAGGCGACTTTCATATTGCAAACCAGAATCATCTACAGCCTGATTCATTCTCATGGCTGCAAGAGATGCGGTGGATGGTCCAGCCCAACCCATACCAGAAGAAGCTGCCCTTTGTTCTGCTCTTTTTGCGAGCTTTGATCCAATTCCTACATTGCCAGCTTGCCAATCCCTCAAACCTTCTGTCTGGGAACGTGGTTGCCTGACTCCTCCAGATCGACCCCGTGGATCGTCAGGATTGATTTTTTTGGCTCTTACTTCTATGGGCTGCAAACCACCTAAGCCACGCCTTTCCTGAAAACGATTCCGCAACCGATCAACCAGCATTCCAGATCCGGGTAAAATTGCACTCGTCAAACCACCCAGAAAATTCCCGATACCTCTGCCAATCCTTCTCGGGCCAGCTGGAGTTTCCAGAGCACTGCTGATGCCCCGGCTAAGAAATCCACCACCGTAAGGCATGGCTGCGCTCAAGATAGGAGAAATTTTCTGGAATCGTTCGCTCGGGCTGGATTCTCTCCAGCTTCCTCTGGAACTGGGGGTAAACAGGTCGGCAATTCCCCCTACGGCTGGGCCGTACATCCCCTCGACGGCTCGTCTTCCCCAATTTTTCTGCATCGCGGTTCCTTCAC